ATCAGTTCCACTAACTTTGCCTGATATTATATCACCATCAGTCATTGTAAGCTTACCAGAACTATCTCCAGAAATCCAAGTAGTTGTAGTTGTGCCATCATATCCTGCAATAACTAATTGTCTGTTTCCAGTAATTGAATTTGGTTGTGTATTATTACCAAACAATACATTACCAGAACCTGAGGTTATTGTATCACCAGCATCATTTCCTATCATTGTATTAAAATTACCAGAAGTTATGTTTGCTCCTGAGCCCATACCAATAGACATATTACCTGTTCCAGTAAAAGATGCTCCTTCTAAAGAATCTGGCCCAATACCAACATTAGAACTTCCATTAGCATTTACACCAGAGTTACGACCTATAAAAGTATTATAACTTTTATCTGTTAATGCTCTACCAGCATTTACACCTAAAGCTATATTTGCATCTCCAGAAGTTAAATCCCTTAAAGCATCGTTTCCTATACCAATATTATTGTCAGCATTATTTAATGTTCCTGTTGTTGTAGTACCAATTAATAAAGAGTTTGTAAAATTAGTACCACCTTGTTTACTTATTAAATCTACATTTAAAGTTACATCACCAGAAGTTCCACCACCAGATAAACCAGTGCCTGCTACAACTGAAGTAATATCTCCAGTTGGTACTGTTGCAACTTGTGCATCTACATAAGCTTTAACAGATTGTTGAGTAGGAACTTTTGTATCTAAATTTGAAGACATATTATCTTCATCAATAATAGCGTTAGTTACTCTCGCATCTGCTCTAGCATTTGTGTAATATAAATTTGTACCCTCACTTAAATTAGTTGTGCTTTTAGCTGTAAATGCAGAATCAAAATCACTTTGACTAAAACTATCGCCTGGAATAAATACACCATTTATATTATCCCATATTAAAGCTTGTCCATTTGTAGGATTGTTTGTACTAATATCTATATCAATAAAATTATCAATAGATTTAGTTGATATTCTTGCATCAAAAAATGGATTAAAATCACTTGAATTTAATTTAGTTGCAATACTATTTGTAACAGTTGAAGCAAAATTTGAATCATCATTTAAAGCGGCAGCTAATTCATCTAAAGTATCTAATGCTGCAGGTGATCCATTTATTAAATTATTAATTTGTGTATCTGTATATGCATTTGCTGCTGTTGTAATAGGTGTTTGAAAATCAGAATATTGTAATTTATATTCTTGAAAAGTTGAATTGTCAGCCCAGAATATCCAATCATTTGAACTGATATTTGAATTTGTTGTATAGTTAGTTAAATTAAACGATGGGCCAGTTGGGCCAGTTGGGCCTTGTGGGCCAGTTGGGCCTGTTGGGCCTGTTACTGATGCACCTTGTGGGCCAGTTGGGCCTGTTGGGCCTGCTGGGCCTGCTGGGCCAGTTGCACCTGTAGAACCTTGTGAACCCGCTGGGCCTGCTGGGCCTTGTGGGCCTTGTGGGCCTCTCTCATTTGTAACGCTTAAATTTAGAGGTGTTGAAGTTACTGTAATTGTCATTTTTATTTATTCCTTTATTACTGAGGTTGATATCTAATTATAAATACAAACCTTAATGATTTTTTCTGTGCAGGGTTTCCTGCTTCCCACTGAACTTTACAAACTACTATAAAAGGAGTTGTATCATCAGCGGTTGAAGTAAAGCTACTATTTTGATCAGATAATAATGTACTTGGTACAAGAAAATCAAAAGAACCTGCTGTACCTGTATTAAATATCTGATTACCTTTTGAATATGATTGAGCAGTTGCACCTGCTGCAGAAGTTAAAGATGTTATTTTAACTGAACCTCTATTTCTTTCTACAGTAGCTGTAAAACACTCTGCTTTTATATCAAAAGTTGCAGTACTAAAATCTGTAGTATCATTTGTGTTTACACTTAATAAAAATTGATTACCTTCAGCAACTTCACGAACAATTACATTGTCCGCTCCACCTAGATAATTTTGTATGTTTGAAATTCTCATAGTATCTCCTATAGGTTAATTTATGAGTAATATATAACTATGGCTATATATTAATTAATGTTATGTTAATTCAGCACTAGCTGAAAAACCTGTTAAACTTGCACTTGTTGAATTTGATCCAATATTTATACAAACATTAGCATATTGTTTTGTACTTAAATTTGTTGGACTAGTTCCAGTGCTCCATGTAGCATCTATTGTAGGTGTATCTCTCATTGTAACAGGAAACCAAATATTCATATGTCTTAAATGACTACTTGAATGTCCTTGAAACGCTTCACCAACAATGCTGACCAATTTATAAAAATATCTTTGGCATCTTTCTAATGATTTATCAAAAGGAATTATTTCAAATTTGCTAGCATTACTACCAACTTCTAATTGTATTCCAGATATAAACCATGTATTATTTACTGTATCAGCCAAGTTAACTTGACCAACTGCTCTATCATCATCTGCTGTTGTGTTCCAGTTTGTATTTAAAGTACCAGAATCAAAATCAGATCCAGCTGTTAACCACCAACTTACTTCTAAACTTTTATTATTATCATTATTAAAAGCTGATGTGTTATTAGTATCACCTGGGATAGTTATTAATTTTTGTTCCCATACATTTGCATTATCAATAGTATATAATTTACTTATATGTCTATTATCATCGTGATTGTATAGATCAAAAATATAGTTACCTGTTTTGCTAGATTTAACCCAAAAAGTTACAGTTATATCTTCTGCATTAGTTGTACCATATTTTAATTTTTGTAAATTTTGTCCTTCTATAATTTGTTTAAATTTAAATTTAGAACTAGCACCTAATGTAGGTACTGTTGTATTTTCTAATTTATAAGATCTACTTAATACTGTATTATCTGGTGTATCATTAGAATGTGAATGTACCCAAGTTCCAGAATTATTAATATCTGAATACCACATATCTGTTAAAAGATAACCTGGATTAGCACTAGTAGTAGATGAAGATCCTCTTTGATGAATTAAAAAATCTCCGTTAATAATTAAATTTCTATATTGATTATAATCAAAACCTAATAAAACAGGTGCAATTGAATTATTACCTATTGTTGTTATATTAGTAGTTGGGTTCCAATTACCAATAGTTAATCCTGTAGAAAATGCACCTCTTGAAAATGAATTAGTTAATCTTACCCAAATATATAAATCTGTTGTAGTAGGTATATTTTGTATATTAAAACTTTGAGTTGATCCACCAGCATAATTACCAGTAGGAGCAGAAAAAGTTTGAACTAAAATTCTACTTGCTTCTGGAGTATTTACACCACTGCCATAATATATTTCAACACCTTCAACATTATTTTTAGATGGCATAGTAAAACTTATATCAATATAAGGTGTAGTTGCAGAAGGAAAACTATTATTTAAAACTAAATTAGTAGCAACTCCTAAATTTTGATAACCTCTTGTAGATGATATAGGTGGTGCAGCAGCAGTAGCTGTTAATGTACCAACTGTATAATCATTAGGATTATATTCTTGAGCAGTTATAAAATAACCTTGAAGACCACCATTTAATTCTGTTTCTGAAATACTATTTATTTTAAATAAACTACCTAATTCAGATGCAGTATTAATAACATTTAATGAACCCCATGTAGAATTTAAAATGTTTGTTATTACATCAATTTGAAAATCTTCTTTTATACCACCAGAAATTATATCGTTAGCATAAAATGTTAATTTTGCACCATAAGAACCATAAGATGATGATACAAGGTCTAATTCACAAGATACAAATGAAAATATTTCACCAAGTTTATTATTTAATTTAACTTGTGCATCTGTTAGTTGACCTGTTGAGTCAAAAAATTGACCATTAATACAATCTTTATAAAAATTTGATAATTTTTCGTAACCAGCTACTGTGCCTGGTACATAAAATCTAGCCTCTTCTTGAGTATCTTCATAAATATAAGGTTGATTAGAATCTACTTTTACAACATATTCTCCTATAGGATTACTTGTTGACCCATTTGAAGTATTAGTTACAAAATTATGACTAAATACACTATTTTTATCTAAATTATAATAAGTTCCTTTAACAGTTATTACATCATTTACTTGCAATGAAGCAGCTCTTGTATCTGTTTTAAATGAAACAATTTTATTACTTCTAGATTTATTCATTATTACAGTCCCAACTCTTTGAGCCTCAACATTTGTATTAATAAATTTTAAAGTTAAATCTTTAGATAATATAGGTTCATTAAAATATTTATCACCATATTCTAAAAAAACTTGATCGTCTTGATATTCATTTATTTTAGATTTAAATTGTAAATTCATTTCATTTAATGTAGAATTAAAACCGTCATTAACTACAGTTACATTACCGTATATATTAGTTTCATCAAAATCATAACTACTTGATCCAGTTGTATCTGAAATCATTTGAAATTTACCTAATGTATAACTAAATATAGATTGTGAATTACTAACAATATCAGAAATATTTAAATCTTTAGAATCATTTGTATTTACATATCCATTACATTGATATCTTTTACTTGTTACAGAATTACCATCAGGGTCATTATGTGTAACTGAAGTATCACAAAATACTTTATGTGAATAAAATGTATCTAAATCTAAATCATTATCTGAAATAGATTGGCCACAACCATAAACTTTATTAGTTAAGTAATCAACTAAACATTCAGCTGGATTAGTTGAATAGGTTCCATATAATGTTCTTTGAACAGTTTGTGGAACTTTAGCTGTAAAATATTGTTGTCGACCTACATATTGATACGTAGGTAAAGTACCGTTAGCATCTGCAGCTGTTTGTATTCTAGGTCTTCTTACACCCATTTTAGTTATACCCTCTGGTGATAGTGGAGGAAAAGAAGCAGTAGTTAAAGATCCATTAAATATATCTGCTAATCTTTGTCCATAATCTTGCTCACTATAATTTGCATAAATACCACCTGTAGGAGTAAAAGGTATAGTTGTTAAATATTGATAATCTTTTTGTACAACCCCGTGAACATCTGTATAAATATATTCAATCCAAACTCTTTCATCTTGGTTTCCCCCAACATTATCTGAATTTGAATTACTATAATTATTTCCCCATTGTTTAATATGTATTGAGTTAACCCATCTTTTTCCATCATCAGGTTGTGTTACTCCATTACTATCTACATAAGAACTAGGTGTAAAAGTTGTAAGAATACCATTATTCTCATATTGTTCACCAACTTGAATAAAATCATATTCTACTTCACCCCCAGTACCTAACCCAGGAGGTGTTGCACCTGCTTGATATTGTGCTAAAGTTATTGAATTAGCCGCTCCTAATTCTCCTAAATCTATAATATTGTATGTTCCCCCAGGAATAAGCGATTGTCTAGGAACACTATAACTAAACCCACCAGCATAATTATTTACCCAATCCCAAAGTTGATTACCTGAAAAATTTGCAAATTTAACCGAAGTATCAAAAATATTAGGATTAGCTAAAGAACCTTGTATAGTTGTTGTTGTTGGTGTTGGGCCTATTAAAGCTGGAGCCGAACTAATTGTTCTAATTAATTTACCTTCAACTTCAAAACCTAGTTTACTAGTTAATCCTGTAACATTATCTTCTCTATCATAATTTAATTCTACATATACATATGCAACATCTGGTAAATGTCTATTTTGTGATCCTGAGTTCCATTTAGAACTAAAGGTTTCCATATCTAAACATCTTCCACCATCTGGGTATTTTACAATTTTTAAATTATCATTTAACCAGCTATCAGTTCCGCCATCAGCATGAGTAGCGTTAATAACGTTACCAGCTAAGTCAAAAGATAATTCATAGTCATCCCAATATATACCACTGTTAGTGCCATAATTAGATGTACCTATTTTATTAATCGGGCCTTCACATAAAGCAATAATAAAAGCCATTGTTTTATTATCACTAGTTATATCTGCAAATATAATAGATCCATGTATTTTATCTTGACCATAAACAACAGGAAGTTTATTAGATGGATCTGAAGGTATTCTTTGTTTAACACCTGGGTCTTTACCTGAACCACCACCACCCTCAGAGCCTGGTAATTCAGGCCCAAATAATTTTTGTGTAATATATGATACTGCAAGTGATAAAGCAAATCTAAGAATTGCCCCTTGAATTGTTTGTGCTGTAATTGCCCCTATAATAGGTGCTGCCGCTGCCATATATTATCTCCATTCATAAGTTTTTTCAATCAATTTAAAATTTAACTTATCAAACTTAATATTTGTTTTATCATTAGCTAATTGAGCCATTAAGACCCTATCAATTTTATTATCTTGTTTTAATTTTGTAAATTCATCTTTATACATTTTAAACATTCTATAAAATGCAGATGATGTTCTTTTATCTTTATGAACCCATGTAACAATTGTTACAAGTTCATTCATTGCAGTAAACACATTACCATTTATTAAACCCATAATGCATCCTATTATTTTATTATTATCTTTTGCAATAATAATTTTTCCATTTTGCATACATAAATTTATTAAAGTTTCATAGTATTGATCAGTTACAATTAAACCTTTTACATGAAAATCAGGAAATTCTTTTACCGCTTCAACTATTTCTTTTATACCATCTTTAATATCTTCTTTACTAGCTATTCTTATATTCATATTTATTCTCCATTATTCTTGACCAAATTTAGGATTAAATGTTGCCATTGCTGACACAAATTCCATAGATCTATCACCTGCAGAAGTTTTTTTAAAAGAACTATCAGATGTAAATCTACCATTTGTACTATCTAATATAGTACCTAATATGTTTTTACATTCTAAACTTATTTTAATTTTACCAAATTCTTGATTCTCTTCATTAACAGAATGAGAATATATTACACCTTTCCATTTTATATAAACACCAGTATATGGAAATTCAGTAGTTTCATTAACTGAATCAGAATCATCATCCATCCAACCTTGCCATATAGTTACTATACCACCAATACCATTATAGTTTTTTAAAACAGGAATTATTGTATTTGGAACACCATTTAATTCTATAGTTATTTGATTTGTTTTAACATCTTTTGTTTCTTCAACAGCAGTTAAATTTAAAACCCCTGCACCAGGATAAAATGTGTGATAATTAGAATCATAATAAAATTCTAACCTTTTTGAAGATGTATTTAAATGTAAAGCATTTTTAATATCACTATCAGGTTGTATTGCGATAAGCTGTATAGGATATCCGCCTTCAGATGCTGTATAATTATTACTAATACTTCTAACCATTATAATACCTCCTGAAATTCAAATTTATCATATTTATATAAATTTTCTGTTTCATTTTTAGGTATAATAGTTACAGCAGGTTTTTTAGTTAACATTAATTTTAAATTAACATCAGAGCCAGTTTTAACTGTAGTAAAACTAGCAATATTTAAAGTGCTTGTTTGATAAGTATCAAGTAGCTGAATAAGACCTGTTGTAGTTGTAGTAGTCGCAGTATTTAAATGTCTTTGAATTGTATTACTTCCTGAAGCATTACTCCAAGCAGATCCAACACTTGCATTAAAAGATGTATCAAAATCAATAAAAGCTATATTTAAAATTGGATCAACAAAAATACTTAATATTTTTTGAACATCACTAGTTGATACTAAACTACTAGTAGGCTGTAAATAATCTCCAACATTATATGTTTCTATTGGATTATCTATTTCAATTTGATTTGAAGAAGGATGAACAGCTTGAACTAAATCTCTTAATTTTGTAATAGGATTATAATTAACTGCAACAGGGCCAGTTGAGGTAGTTAATTCCATTGTTATATCTCCATACTCAGGCCCAAATTGTAAAGTAAAATAACCTACATGATCAGTTTCAGTTTCACCAAAAACTTCCGGGAAAGCAGCTGTAGGAGAAGTTACTTGTTTAATAATATTATGTGTTTTTAATACATGTGTAGAATTTGTAGCTAATATTGTATTATTAATATAATCATAAATTTGTAAAGCATTTTGTAAATAAGAAGGTAAAACAATTGTTACATCATTACCATCTCTATCTTTTAAAGTTGTATTATCAGAATTTTTAAAAGTAATTAAACCATTTCTATATGGATTTGTTATAGTTTGTAAAACTGTTTCATTAGTTAATGTAGCACCAGTATAAGATACTGCAGTTAATTGAACTCTTACATTTGGTAATTTAAATACAAAAAGTAATTTATCATTTGGAGGCCCAACACCTGTAGATGAAACTCCAGATACAACTTGTGTTAACTTATTGTTTTGATCTGCTCTAGATTGAGATATATTTGCAAACGGCCCAGAAGTTCCACCTGTACCATTAGCACAAGCATCTAAGTAACCTGCAATATCAGTAACTGTAAATAGTCCTGGAGGAATATGTACAATTGCTTGAGTACCATCATTATATTGATATGGTGTATTTGTACCTGCATTTACAAATGTAAATATACCTGTAGGAAATACAGCAGGAGGAGTAGGATTTGAAAATGTACCATCATCAAAATCATATTCAACCATTTCTGCATTATCACCTTTACCATTAACAATATAAAATGAATTAGTATAACCACTTGATGCAGAACCATTATATCCTATAGCAGATAATAATGGTGTAGATAATCTAACTTTACATGTTCCGCCACTACTTGATCTAAAATAAGATCCAGATTCATTTATAGGTTTAGATATTTGATATACTTTAGCATGATTTGCAAATTGTATAAAATCACCAACCTTAAATATTTTTTCAACATTAGGCTGTAAATTACATAAAACAATTGTTCTTAAACTTGTATAATCTGTAGTTAAAAATTGAATACTAGTAGATCCCGTAGCTAATGGTGTAGTAACACCTGACATAATATTATTACCATTATTAGAACTTATATTAGCTGTTAAAAATTTAATACCATCATCTATTGAAAATAATTCATTCTCAACTTCTAAATATTGTTCTTCAGATAAAATAGGAAGATCTACATCTAATGATATAATACTTGGGCCTAATCTATGCGTTCTTGCATAACCACCAGTACTAACAGATCTAGCAGACGGAGCGGCTCTATTTATTGATATGTCATTAGCATATTTGAATATTGAACTTGTTGCCATTATCTACTCCTTCCCCTTACACCTTGTGAATTTCTTTGAAACGTTCTATTTGCACCACCTACTTCAGCAGATGATTGTGATATTACAGCTTTAATTTGATCAATTGATCTTTGATCTACATTACCACTTATATTAATATTTGTTATACTAGTTGATCCCATTGCATTATCAGTTTTATTTCTAGGTATAACAACCTCTCCAGGCGTTAACATAGCGGGTACTCTATCAGTATATGGAGCACCACCAGGAACAATACCACCATCAGAAAATTTAAAGAAACTACCTATACTACCAAGTATATTTCCAAATCCTCCTCCGCCACTAAACATTCCACCAATACTTTGCATTATCCCACTACCTTTAGATATAATAGTGTTCATTAGCTTAGATTGATTACCAACTTCAGCATTTAATTGTCTTTGTTTAATAATTTTTTGATCAGCAAATTGTATAAATAATCTTTCAATTAATAGTTCAGCAGATCTTTTAACTAGCATATCGGATATAGAAACAAAAACATTTTTAAATGCTGTTTTAGTTATTTCTAATAATGAGTTACCTTCTCTAATACCAGTTAACCAAGAATCACTAATAATTCCAGCAATTGCTTTAGATTCAATTCCTACAAAAGCTAATTTTTTTCTATATTCTTCTACAGCTCTATTCGTTGCTTCTTGTGCAGCCGTTCTTGCCTTAGCTTCATCACGGATCATAGCCCTGTTCATATTAAAAATACGTTCATTTATATCCATGTTTTTTTGAGCTATTGCATCTTGAACAGCTTTTGCTTCTGCTGCCATTTCTCTTTGAGGAGATGGTTTTTCATAAGAATCTCTTCTAGCTTTTGCTTGTGAAGTTAAAACATTTTCTTTTGCTAATTTTTCATATTTTTTAGCTAATCTATCAACACCTTGTGCTTGTTCATTTATAGCATTAGTTATATTTCTTATCTTTTTTTGATTTTCTTTACTATTACCTACACCAATTGCCTCTACAAATTGATACCATAATTTAGTAGCTTTAAGAATTGCTGATTTTAATTTTTCTTTTATAGTTATTATTAATTTACCAAAATCTACATTAAGTGCTAAAAGTGCTGTTACTACAAGTGTGACAGCTTTTATAAAAAGACCTAAAGGATTTGCACTCATTACAAGATTTAAAATCCTTTGTTTAGCAGTTAATCCTACGGTCATAACCATAGCAGCTTTCATTCTTGCAGCGTATATAAATAATTGTGCAACAATACCTTGCAAAACTTTAGTAAATTTTAAAGCTATATATACTTTAGTAGCATCTACTAATATATCAAAATTATCTATTACTATTCTTATAGATTTTTCTATATTTTTAAAAGCTACTGCTAATTTTTCACCAATATTTTCTGCTAAGTTTTCAAAAAATTTTTGATTACCAGCTAATTCTGAATTTAAATCACTTATCTGTTGTTTTAAAGGTGCAAAAAATGATTTAGAAACAATACTTCTAAATTGAAAGTATTTATCCTGCACCATTGATACTTGTCCCGTAAGTGTATTAGCAAGTAATTTAGTTGCATTACCAAACTCACCACCTGGGCCAAATACTTCAAAAAATCTTTTTTTAGTTTCTTCAACTGATACTTTTACACCAGCTTCAAAACCTAACATTGCTCTAACACCACGCTCTCTGAATATATCAGCAGAAGCTATACCACCAGCAAATGATCTTTGTATTTGTGTTGCTGTTTGTTGAAAATCTAAACCTGTAGCTGCAGCAACGTTACCTGTAATTTCCATAATCTTAGATAAGTCTTTAGCATCTTCAGATATAACCGCAAGATTACCTGACCCCGCTGCAATTTCTTCTAGAGAAAAAGGAACTTTAGCTGCAAAAGCTGCTAAACTATCAAATGCTCTTCCACCTTCTTCTACAGAACCAAATAAAAGTTGAAATCTATTTTGTAGTTGTTCTACTTGATTACCCGCACTAAAAGTATCTGAAACAAATTTACCTAAACCTATAGTAGCTGCACCTATCCCCGCTGCAACACCTACTTTAAGTGCAGTACCTAACGCTGAAAATGCTCTTGAAGCATTAGCAGCACTAGCTTGTAATTTTTTTAATCTTGCATCTGCTACTCTAGCATTTGTTCCTACGTTTTTTAATTGATTAGACGCAGCCAGTATGGCTTTTTGTCCTAAGACATCTACATCAATTACAATTTTAGCGTTTGCCATTATTTATTTTTATTCCGTGTTAATATAATTTTTATATCTATACTCGGTTATTTATTAACGTATTCAACTTTTACGTTTTTAAAGTATTTACTAAAAGCAGATTCAATAAATTTCATGGGTGCTTGTTTAGAACTACCTTCGTTAAGTAATTGTATATATGTAACACCGTTAGTTACAAATATTTCACCTGGTTTATTTCTAGGAACTAATACTTGTATATTAGATGTAGGGTTATTTTCGCCTTTAGAATTATCAAAATATTGTTCTTTATAACCAATATACCAACTATTTCTAGCTGAACCAGTATCTACAGGTGTCATTAGCTTAACATCTGCTAAAGCTTTTAATGATCTAGATCTTAATTCTTTTTCTGCAAACTTATCAACCCTATCATTCATAGCTACAGTTATACCAGTTAATCCAATAGTTTTTACACCAGCCATTATATTACCTTACCTTTATTAATACCCTTTTTAATTACATATTTTTGTGTACCATTAGCACCAATTTCTACTTCTTTTTTAAGATCTTTAAATAAAGTTTTTTGTTTTAAATCTTTTTTTGAATTTTTAATAAATTCTTCTAATTTTTTTGTATCTCTCATAAAAACCTTTCAAGACAGGCGGTTTTACCCGCCATATCTATTATGTTTTAGATTTTTTATTTACCATATTTTTTAATTCTTCGAACCCTAATTTTAATTTAATATTTTGATTTTCAGAACTATTTTCTAATAATTTTAAAGATGGAAATAAATCTTTTATCTTTAAAGGTTTAGTACCTTGATAAGTTGTTTGTGCTATTATAGCAGATCTATGATCTTCTCTCCAACCGTAAGGTCTTTGATTAAAATAAGAAACCCAACCAATGTATTCTTTAAATGACATATTATATATAGTATCTAAAGTTACACCTAGTTGATGGGCCATTTCATATTCTGCTAACTCTTCTTCCCCAACTCAGCACCACTATCGTCTTTAGCACCTAATCCATTGTATAAAAGTATTTGATTAGATAACTCTGTTAATGCTTGTATTGGAAATTGCTCAAAATCTTTATCTTTCATAGTTTCAGCACCAACTACAGTAGATTTAAAAATTGCACTTAACGTAGATACACCAGATAAATCATCTTTACTAGCGTCTAAAAGTTTTTGTAAATCTTTAACACCCTTAACTGTCAGTTGTTTTATTTCCACTTCCTGTTCCATGAACGGAACTTTCTTCTTTATGTCTATTATCTTTATGTGTTTCATTCTCTACCTCTTCTGGTTTTTTATATAAATGTTTATTATTTGATTCAAAGTCTTCCATTAATTTTCTAATTTTATGTAGAACATCTAATGTTTCAAAGACTTCAACTTTACTTGTAACATCTTTTAAACGCTCATACGTTTTTCTTATAGATGTATCAATTGCTTTTTTTATATGTAAAGAAGTTATTCTTAACACATAGTATTTATTAAACGGTTTATTATCATTCATTTTTTATCCTTATACTAATTGTATGCTGGGGCTTTTACACCCCAACATAAAAAATTTATTAATCAGTGAAAGGGCCAACGTAATCACCTTGAGTACTCATCGTAATAGTTGCCTGATTAGAATCAGTCAAGTTTGGAGATACTTCAAATGATGCAAATTGTCCTTTTACATAAAATGCTGCGTTATCGCCTGTTTCAGCGTTTTTAACATCTATCTGATAAACATATGTATTACCGTCTTGCACAAGTGATTGAATAGCATTATGCGAGCCAGGTACATAGTTTACTGTAAATTCCATAGTTGGAGCATCAGATTGTCCTTGAATTTGAGAACTAACTGATTGACCATAACTTGGTACATTTACAATATTAGCAGGTTTTCCAAAAGATGGAAACTCTCTTACATTAGTAACCGCAGTTGAACCATTAAAGTCACCACCACTAGCAATAAATGCTTGGTGAGTTGTGTCATTAGTTGGTAACGTAAAGTTATTATCCGCTTTGAATTTCAGACTAGTGAAAATTCCAGCACCTATATTTGATATTAGAGCCATTGTATTTTTCCTTTATATTTTTAGGTTAAATTGAAATGAAATTGACAGTATAATTCACGTTATATAAACCTGAATCTTTTGCGTCAATTCCGATGTTTGTTATAAAGCTATTAGTTGTTTGCAGATACCCAGAAATTTCTTTCCTATCTAACAAGCTTTTTAATATATCAGCAATTTCATAAGCACGTTTCATTCCTTGGCCTGCTGGCACAAAGATTTGACATACTACTTGTCCGTTAGCTGATACATCAGTATTAAAAGCAAGTTCGGATGAAAAAGGCAATACACTAACCCGCACCCATTCATCAGCGTTTAATTCGCCTTGATAGTTTGCAGGAAATGCTTTTATATTATGAGAAGTCCAAGTACTTGTAGTAAAAAGATTTTCTACAGAAGCCAATAATTGTGATATTGTTGCCATATTAAATCTCCCTTCCTACTTCAATACTTAGTAAGTAACCGTTATCTTCATATTTATTAATTGAATAAGTTTTACCGCCAAATATAACACTGTCATAATTGTCTAAAACTTTAGAATCAATATCAGTAGATTTTAACATTATATCCGCATTTAATCTTGGTTTATCATCATTAGTTTTATAACTTTTGCTGATAATACCTTTTACGGTAATTGGTGATGTGCTTGAACTATTTACAGTTTGTGTACCAAAATTGTAACCAGTAACGGTTACATTTGTAAACTGTATATCTTCAGCTAAATCTCCAACTAAACTAAATGCATTAGTGATGTTGTTATTAATAAGTGTTTTATAACTCATTAAGCACCTCCACTAACTCGGACACCTCTGTTATCGGTTGTTGATTCTTCATTGTAATATTTAGTTATGATAGTGATTACAGAATCTGGTAATTCTTTAAAATTATCAACTCCACTAGCAGTATCGAAGACAAGTCTTACGGCTCCTACTGTTAAGTCTTTAACTTTATTTTCACCAGATGCATTGCTTTCAGCTGTTTTCATATTACTTATTAAATGAAGTGCCAACTCATAAGTTGCCTTTTTGATATCTTCTGGAATTGTACCATGAGAAGTAGTAGATCTATCATCTTCTAAATCTGTATAGTAGCCTGACTTATTATCGTAATAAGTTATATCTCTAGGCCAAGATAAAGGATATGAGGCAGTAGGCGTAGCCGTTCCACCCCAATCCATATCATCGAGAATTCCAGTGGCTGTTACTAAAGCTTGTTCTACTAATGCATCTGAACTAAACCAAGTATCTGAATAAAGTCTATCATTAAAATAGTCATCAGATTCTTGTACAGTTACAAATGAATTAACTCCTTTTTGTAAAGCCATTATATTTCTCCGTATCTAATAGTTATAATAATTAACCGTGGAATATAGGGAATATACCCATTTGGTTAACATTAGTTGCATGAACTGTCCAGTTAGTTCCAAGTGCAAGGTCAGAATTTGCAGGGTATGCAGTTGCTGATCCAGCCCATGAGAAACCTTTTGGATGCATAATATTACCCCATCTTGAGATAATAGTTACTAGTCCACCACCGTTTCCAGCTAATTCATCTCTTTCAAGAGCAGTTGGATTCGTTTGTGCAATTTGACTATAATGCACAGCAGAAGCTTTTGCTAAGTAAGAAACTTTTACACCAGAAGTGATGTTTGCAGTTAATGATTGGTTGTTAACAATAAGTCTAATTTTACCACCAAGAATAGTATTGAAGTTAAAGTTACCATCAACAACAGGAGCAACGTCAAGAACGTTTTGTTTTCTCATAGTGTTGTAAGTAGCAGTATCAATTACTAAATAGTAGAAAGGCTCTTCGAATTCACCTTTAACAGCAGTGATGCCGTCTAAAAGTACATCAAAAAATGCAGATCTTTTATTTGCGTTAGTCTCTAAAGAGAATAAAGCATTTGGATTTGAACTAGAATCTGAACCAGTGTAGTAACCAAACGTTCCTACAGTTGCAGCAGCATCAGAAGCACCAACAGTAGTTGAACCCCAGATTTTATCAGCAACACCATTCATAATTGATCTTAATTGTAGGTCTTCTCTTCTTGCTCTTACTGAAGCAAATTGAGAACCTAAATAAGATAAACCGTCTACTTTAGAAATCAGTTTTTGAACTGATAATTCTTCAGCAGCAATATGGTCTATATTTTTGATATAGATTGCAGATTTGTTTGATACACCCATAGTGTTTAGGTTTTTGTCTGATGCAGTTTCATTTTGTTTATTGAAACCTGTAGGATCAGAAAAATCTAACCATCTTAATGTACCTGTGTAGTTTTCTCCTGAGTCAGTGATTCTTGCGTCAGAACCAACTAAAGCAGTAGAAGTTAATAACGCTGCGTCTGCTCTATCTGCTTGTGCATAAGCAGAAATAGCTTTAGCTATGTTATTAAAATTTGAACTTGTTACAGCCATTGTATTTTCCTTTTATTATTTATGTAACATAATTGTTACGGTTATTATTATAAAAGATTTGATCTATTCAGACCATTCACCGTCAACTTTAATGTTACCTTTTTCAATATTTGAAAGCAGTTCATCAGTTGACATCTCTTTTATAGATTTGACAGGATTGTTTCCTGATGCAGGTTTAGCTGGATTTATCCCAGTTCCTGCATTTGCTTTTACAGAAAATAAAAATGCATTATTATCGTCTTTAGCATATGATGACACGGCATCTTCAATACTTAATCCAGTTTCATGCACCCAATTTCCTGAAGCGTCTTTCTTTAAACTTCCTACAATATCTGAATAAGCCATTTTAGCTGCTTTATCAGATTTGAAGTTTAAAGAGTTAAGTTGAGTTCGCACAGCGTTATCTCTACTCAATTCTGTATTTTTTTGTTCATAAGTTTCAAGTTTAGTAGTTAATTCACTTAATTTCATTTGCATAACTTCTGAATGTTTACCTTGTTTTTCTAAGGCTTCTATTTCAGCTTTTTGTTTATCGGCTTTAGCTTGTTCAACTTGTGCCAATGCAGCATCTCGTTCTGAGTATGCAGAATCTAAATTAACTTTTATATTTTTAATTGCTTTTGAAACCTCCGCATCTACAAGAGATTTAATATCTACTTGTTCTGTTTTAGCTTCTGTTTTTGTTTCTTGAACTTGTGTTTCTTCACTCATTTTTTTCTCCTTGGGACACGGCCCTTGTTATATTTATTAATGAACTTATACTTATAAACAAAATATAAATTCTGTTATATAGATTATATCCAGGCATCTTTTGCAAGAGGCTTAGCTATTAATTTTTCATTGTTGTAAATAGCGTTACAGATATTTTCTATTGCTTCATTTGGATTTCTAGTTTGTGTTTCAGGAACTTCTTCTTTAAAAACTTCCTTATACAAATCATAAAAACCTTTATTAGATTTAACCTCTAATAATTTTTGTCGTCTTTCTTTTTCTGTTAATATCATTTCCTTAACCTTATAATTTTTCTAGTTCTAAAAGTCTTTTCTCAAACTCTTTAACTGTGTTTGGTATAATAGTTTTAACTAAGTCATAAGCCTTTTTATCATGTCTAACTGAAAATAAATTAGCAAATATCTCTTTTTCTACAGCACCAGATCTTCTCCAGTAAGATATTTCGTGACCATACATATTGTAATTTTTTCTAAAATAACCTTCAGCTAATGCATCTACGATATCAGACACTTCACCAAAACCATTACCCTTTAGATTTGTTATAGGAACTTTTGCAATAACCCTAGTCTTGTCATATTTACTATAAACATCTACAATTTTTTTTTCAGAAAGTTTTCTAAGTATTTTTTCGTATGCTGCAGTTTCATTTTTACCAAAAAATATTTTTTTATCTAATTTTATAGCATTTATAAAATCTTTATTAGTTTCAGACCAAGCATCAAATTTACTATAATTAGATACGTAATCAATATGATGTCCATATTCATGGCTTATTACATAACTCTTAACAGATTTATTAGAATATTTACTACCATCTCTAGAATCTAGTTTAGCTTGAAGTAATTGACTTTCAGAATAATAAACACCTTTTACAGTATTTTTAATCTCTTGTGGTTTATCAAATTTATTAACAATAATCTTTTGTTGATCAGTAAGTTGTGAGTTAAAGTCATCATCATATCTTTGTCTTAATTTAGTAGAACCCCTATTTAATATATAACCAATTTCTACATTAGCAGATCTAGGTTTAACTACAGTTTTAGGCAATGCAGTAGTAACTGTAGTAGGTTTAGTTTTAGCACCATTAAGTAATTCTTCTAATCTACTTATAGATACTAGTTTACCGTCTTTTGTACTAAATTGTGTAAACTTTAATTTACCAGTATTAAATATATCAACTCTACGTTTATTACCTAATACAGCTAACTTAAAATCATTATTTTGCTCTGATAAAAACTTAGCAAAATTAGTTTCAGAA